CCAATTCGGAATCCCTTATCATCAAGGATAAAGCTAGCCTTAGCCTTTCGCCCAGTCAGCCAGATTCGCAATGAGTAGGCATAATGCATCGCCTTTCCACCTGGAGTAACATACGGGGTCACCATTGCTTCCGCGGGAAAACGCGTGATATTGGTCTTAAGTTGATTGAGAACAATGAGCGCAGATTGTGAGTTGGCAATGGGCACAACGAGCTTCGACATGGCCTTTGCGAGGATGCGAGCCTTAACTGCCATTGAGGACTGAGGGTTGAAGTCTCCTTCAATATCTGAGACTGCTGGTGTTAGTGCCAAGGAATCCCAAATAAAGAGCATACGATTTTCATTTGAGCCTAATAGTTCTTCGATTGTTTCAAGTACAAATTCAACAGAGGTAGCTTGTACGTATAGTAAATTTTCAACATTGCAGCCAGCTTTTTCAAGGAACGTAGGATCAATTGCCGATTCAGAATCAAAATAAACAACATCGATGCCCATTTTTTGAGCGTTGGCTGCAACTTGAGCAGCCATATAAGATTTACCAGTTGATTCTAGTCCTGCGATTTCTACGATTTTACCTACTGGAATGCCTGCTAATTTGCCTCGACAAACAATTGAATCAAGCCAGCGAGATCCAGTTGGAATCCAATCTTTAACGAGAGTTGGACTATCTTTATTAAGATTGTGGGCCACATTCATCCCAGCTTTTTTATTAATGATATTCCGCATATCAGCGATTGAAATTGTGCCGGTTTTTTTTGTTTTAGTTCTTGCCATTATAATCCCTTTTAAAAATGAAAGAGGGGAAATAACTTCCCCTCTTTCATACAAATCCACTACCCTAACAAATCAGCAAAAGCTTTATCAACGGAATTCCCTTGATCTTTATTTTCGCTAGCATTGTACTTGGTAGTTTCAGACGAAACTTCTTCTGGGTTTGCTTCCCCCAAAAGAAACTCGTCTAGCATCGCTTGGACTTCTGCAAAAGTCTTGCGACTTCCGGCAAAAAGCTCATCAAAGTCCGGGATGCTATCCAGAACTTCGCGACACTTTTCAGGGCCATCGGGACAAAGCGGGGAACTTCGTCGGCGGGGAGTGATGTTCGTCACTGGGAAGGAAGCTCCTGCAGGTTTTCCATAACCAATCGTCAAATCGGTACCTGCTTCAGAATCAGTGATATCACCGTATTCTGGGTTTAGTACCAAATTCAAAAGCTTTTCATATACTTGTTTTCCAAAGCCCCAAACACGTACGCCTTGATCTTCTTCGCCACGTACAACGACTGGAGCGAAAAAACGTTGTCGGGCTGACAACTTTTTAGCCATTCGTCGACTTTCTTCGGTACCTTCTTGCCAAAGATTTCGAACAAAAGAATCTAGGGGGCAATCTTCGCCAAAATTTCTTTTTGGGCTAAGAAACCCAGGATTGTCGCCTACATTATAATGGAACCAGTAATCCTTGAAAGGATCTCCATCTGCTGTCGGAACAATCCGAATAGTTTGTTCGCCGTCTTGAGGGCGCCAAAAGCCGCTAGCGCCGCCCTTATTTTTAAGCGTGCCAAGACGTTCACGCATTTTTTTCATATCAATTGACATAATTATTATTTTCTCCTTGTTAAAGTCAACATGATAACTCTCTCATGTTGCTGTCTATATAATACTTCATTTTTTTAAATGTGTCAAGCATTTTTTTCATTTTTTTGAATGAGGGTGCTATTTGATACACAATATACATATAATGTTTCATAATTTGTAGAATATACCGCATAACTGTTTCTCATTTTATCATGTTCAAGACCATTTTTAACTTGTTTTTTAATTTTTTTAACAAGTGTCCCATCAGAACTTAAAATTTTCTCTGGGATAGCATAATAATACCTTTTCTCTCTTGGCATGTCAAGGTCAAAAAACATATTTTCTTCTCCTGTTTCAAAATCTACTAAGCCAAAAGTTGATATTCGTGCTGTAAGCGTGGGCTCGAATAAGGTACTCATTGCTGATTCTGAGTTCTCAAAAACATTTATCATGTGAATTGTAGAACAAATTGTTTTATTTATTTGATTATAATATTCTCGTACTGGCGTCTCCCCAACTATCTCGGACACTTTTGTATTGTCAACAATATAAAGCCTTTCAAGTAGTCCAGATCGAGCATATTCTTGAAAAACATTAAATACTAGATTTTCTTGAAAAGTTTTTTCTTTTGACAAGTTATTATTATCTGGTTTGATATAAAGTACGCTCACTTCACAGGTATTTTGTATTTGTTCCAGAAGACGTAAAGAGGCTCCAGAAATAAACCCACAACTTGTTATAAACAAAGTTGGGCCGGACATCCCCTTCAAAAGAGTTTGTTTTAAATTTGGAAACTTACTTTCGTACGCTTCTGGGCTTGCTTGATACTCCAAGGCGTACTCGTTCTCGAAATTTTTAAGCCCTACATCTATTTTACAGACTTTATATTGCGGATACTGTTTAAAGTATTCTGCGATGTTACAGCCTGCTTGTCCTAAACCAATTATATTCATTTTAGATACTTAATTTTTTCATTTCCCCGTAATTTTTACCCACTGATACGTTTACTACAAAATTTCCTAAATCAGTATCAGAAAATATCTTTTTTAATTTTGTTAAAATTTCCTTGTCTTCTTCAGAATAATCTATTATGAGAGAATCGTGCATACAAAAAGCAATCCTAGATTTTCTGTCTTCCAATATTCCCCAAACTTTAATCATTTGCTTAAAAAGCAGATCTGCTGCAGTTGACTGTATCAAATAATTTAATGCGTGATATTCATCAGTTTCAATTGTTCTGTCATAAATTGTTTGTATGTTGTGTCCATCCCAACAATCTTGTAACAATGATCCCCTATCATAAGCTTTAGTTGAAAGATAATCATTTGATTCTGGATTATAAAGCCATGCAAATATTCTTTTTTTGGCTTTTTCTCGTGTAACTAATCCTTGATAAACATTCTTAACATTCCACGCGTGGAGATCTTCTTGTGGCTGTACTTTTTTCAGGAGGCCAAGCATAACACGCAACTCTGCAGCATTAAAATCAAATTCTATAAACCAATCATTGTTTGGCTTTAATATTCTTCTATAGTCCTTATCCATGGTTAAAATAGGAAAAGTGCTTGGCCGGGTAGAAAGTCTTCCTGTTTTTGTTTTAAAAGGGTCGTAGCTAATGTATGGTAGATTATTTTTGTTGTTTGATATAAATTTTCTAACTTTAAATTCGTGCCGGCGATTATTTAATGCCGAATAGTTGACATTAAGTTTTGTATTTTTAATTTCTGTTAGAACTTTTATGAGTTGCAGCATGAAGTCATGATTTTTGGGTTTTTCGTGACTTGAAAAAACAAAATCACATATTTTGTTTTTAATTTGAGCCAAGTCTTCTAAAAAAGATTTTGGTGTCATGTCATAAAAACAATGCTTGTTTAAATCTAGCTGTGCTTCTTCGCATGCTTTATAAAAGGCGATCAATTTATTTTTAACCTTTTCCCAGTCTTTTTGAAGATATTCTGGACATATTGCATCTAATGTTTTTCCTTTACAATAAATTTGTGCATATTCAATATTGTCTTTATTCTTTAATGATTCTGAATATGCCCAGGTCTTTGTCATTTTTTTAGGAAAGGTTTTAAGGTACAGCTTGTTTTTTGTGTACGTTGCGTTGCAGTTTTTTTTGTCGTCGAATGTTTGAAACAACATAATTCATACTATATCACATTTGGTAAAAATATCAAACAATTTTTTAATATTTTTTAAGAGGGGATCATTCCATTTTGAGAAGCGTTTAACACTAGTTCGCCAATTGCTTGTTCTTTATCTTCTTTTCTATATATTTGTTTTAAGCCTTTCATCTTCTTTCTAATGATTTTGTTAATGTAAGCCAGCGCAAAAGGTAAATCAGAATTGATTGAATGTGTGTGGTCTAATGGACCGGCTACGACTCCCAGAGATGTTCCTGTTCTCCCAACTGGCTGTATAGCCCAATTGATTATTTTGTGATCGTGCCACTGCGACTGTGGTCCGACACTGGACATTGCCACTGTGCCATTCCCATATTTATCAACAAAATATTTATGTGTATGGTCGTGATTTTTCGT